TCAGCTCGCGAGCTCGTTCCGCACTCGGTCGGACGCGCTCTCCATGCGCTCGATGCGCCTGCGCTCCCTCGTCCCCGCTCTGGCGTCGGCGGCTCGCTTGTGCCATGCGGCGAGCTGCGGGAACTCTGCGATCGCTTCTGGGTTCGCGAGGATTGCCGTGAGCATCGTGTAGTAGGCGGTGGGCGACGACGCGAAGCCGTGCTGCCGGATGCCTTCCTGCTTCGCCGCCGTGTGCCTGAGGTGCGCGGCCTCGAACTCGAGGAGGCTGCGCTCAATGTGAGTGAGCATGCCGGCAGGCTACGACCGACCACCGACAATGCGCGGAGAGGTCACTGTCGGTGGCCTGTGCGAGCATCCACGGCATGAACGAACCAGCCGTGCAGGTCCCTGCCGAAGTCGCCCTCGAGTCGCTGGCGTTGCGGTGCGAGACGGTCCGCGAGCGGGTCGACTCGCAGTGGACGAAGCGCATCGTCTGCTGGCGCCCGGTGGCGACGAGGCCCGTCGACGGCATGTCCTGGCTCCTGTGGGGCGAGACACCGCCGCTGCGGGACATCGACGGCGAGCTCGTGCCGGCTCCCGTCACAGTCAACGGCGACACGTACGAGCCGCTCCTGCTCGAGCCGCTCGAGGTGTTCGACGCGTGGCTCGAGATGTTGCAATGGGTGACAGAAAGTGGCGTGCGCGCGGAGGTCCGCCACGCACTCGAGGTCGGGACCATGAGCGAGAAGGAGTGGGCGATCTCGCACGGCAACGCGCAGATCCGCGGCACCGTCACGCTCGAAGGCGACGCGCTCGCGGCCAGCCAGCTCGCCTCTGAGTTGTCCGTGGCGTTGCTCTTCATGGCTCAACGGGCGACGAGGAAGAAGGGGTGGTGAGGGCTAGGCTCCTCGCATGATCAAGCTCATCGCCGTCATCCGCCCCACCACCACCGAGACGCTGCACGCCGAGGGCGAGTCCTACGAGGAAGCCAAAGCCAAGGTTGCCGAGATGGTGCCCGAGGGCTGGGAGCTAACGTCGGTGAAGTCTGACAGGTCTTAGTCGCTCCGCCAGAAAGTGCAACATCGTGTTGTATGTTTAGCGAACATAATGTTACACTTATCTTGTCACCGAGACACGGTGACAGGAGGGAGGCCCGGTGGAAATCATCGGCCTACTGACAGCGGCAGTGAACCTGCTGACCGCCGTCATCCTCTGGCAGACAGCCAAGCGCAATAGGCGCAAGGACTGACCAGAGAGGCCCCCGGTGAACCAAGCACCGGGGGCCACCCCTCCCACGCTACAAGGAGCAGCCATGGAAGTCATCACACTCATCATCGGGATCGCCGCCCTCATCGTCGCCGTCATCGCCCTCGCGACCGCAGTACGGAACCGCCGATGAAACGCCGACCCGAAGACGAAGAACACAGCCGCAAACTGACCGCGGCAGCGAAAAGCCTCGCCCAAGCGCATGCCGACCGCGAAGCCGCCGTACTCGCGGCCCACGCCGCAGGCATGCCCCGCGCCCACATCGCAGAAGACGTCGACCTCTCCCCCATGCACGTCAGCCGCATCATCAAGGCAGCGCAGACACCCAAGTCCTAGAACGACGAAACACGCCCCTCCCGCGCAGCGTCACCCTGGGTGTCCAGGGTCGCTACAGCGAGAGGGGCGGAGTCGTTGGTGCTGTGCGTCAGCGGCCGGCCGTGAAGTCGGCGTTACCGATGGACGTGCCGACGGACAGGATTGTCGCGACGGCAGTGACGGAGCCGACGGCGAGCCAGCTGATGCCTTCCACGCCAACGGCGGGAATGAGCTCGGCGCCGGTCGACACGGTGAGCGTGGCGACGAACGCCTGAGCAGCGGTCTTGATGGCTCGTTCGCCGGTGCCGCGCCAGAACGGGACCGACCAGAGTGCGGACGGCTTCTGCTCGGCGGCGAGCTTCGTGGTGCGCTCGACGTGCTCGCCGTGCGTCTCGGGTTCAGAGATGAGGGACATGAGGTTACTCCTTCAGGTGTCGCACCCATGAGGGCGGGATGGTGTCGCCGACGAGGTCTATCTCCGACGTCGTCAGCTCGAGCTCGGGCGAGGCGGGGAGCATCGCGGCGAGAGTGGTGAAGATGCGCTGGAAGATCTGCGACTTGCGCTTGTCGCGGTCCTCGAGGCGTGTGATCTTCCGGTCCTGGTGGCCGGAGTGGGTCTCAAGCTCTTCCACGCGGGCGGTGAGCTTCGAGATCTTCTCCTCGTCGAGGGTCATCTGCGCGGCGAGGCGGTCGTCAATGCGCTTGTCGAGCGCTGCCTTCGCGTCAGCGGTCGTCTTGCCGCGCGTCCCGAGGAACGTGACGAGCACGCCGAGGAACCCGAGCAGGCCGACGGCGATGGTGATGAACCCTTGCCCGTCGATGGTGACGCCGCTGGCCTCTGCGATCATGCGTCCCCCTCGTCGTGGCGGTCCTTGATCTCCTCGCCGAGGATCGACAGGCGGATCAGGGGTGGGATCATGCCGAGGCAGAGGATGAAGACGATGAAGAGGGCTTCAGGTTCCGGGTTCGTGCGGAACACGACGATGGTCGCCGCATACCCGCCGAGGAGCATCAGAATCACGAGCTTGCAGGCAATCTCCACCCGCCAGAGCGCTGGGAAGAGCACCCCGAAGAAGCAGACGAGCCCGGCCGCTGCGAGCAGGGCGCCGAGGAAGTCCACGGCCTCGTTCGTGAACAGCTTGTGCAGGATCGGGCTCCCGAACACGAGCGCCCAGATGCCGGCCAGGATCGCGATGAAGTCGTAGAGCGGCAACCACACCCGCTTGATGGATGCGTACTTCAGCTCCTCGGGCGGGATCGCGTCCGGGTGCCAGATGCTCGCCCGCGCGAGACGACGCCACATGACGGTCAGCTCGCGATGCCGAGCTTCTTGGCGACGGCCTGCAGCTCCTTGCCGGTCGCGGAGTCGTCCTTGTTGCCGGCGTTGATGTTCACCCACATCGGCCAGAACAGCGCGAACGGCACGACCTTCTTGGGCTCGTACAGTGTCTCGATGGCCTTGATGGCGTCCTCGGCCTTCGCGCCGGGCTGGTCCTCAAGCTTGCGGACGAAGCTGTCGGTGACGAGGTAGTGGTGGCCGAGCTCGGGAACGAATGCGATGCGCATGGAATCCTCCAGGATGAATGGTTCGGGTTCGGCGGGCGCCGGGGTGGCGCCGCCCTTCTGGTAGCCGATCGCCAGGGTGACGAGCCGGTCGAGGTTGATGCCACCGGGGCAGGCGGTCGAGTAGCTCGCGCCGTAGCGCGAGTACAGCTCGCCGTGCCCGATGACGGTGTCGCGGTTCAGGGGGAAGCCGTACCGGGTGGCGCAGTCCGCGATGAGGCGGGCGAGCGACTGGTAGGAGGCTTCGGAGATGGGCCAGCCGGACGCGTCGCCCGTTGCCGAGTTGCAGGTCTCGACGGTGATCGAGCGCCCATCCCACGTCGCGGAGCCGGAGGTCCACGCGCGCTTCTCTTCGGGGACGACGCCGACGACCTGCTCGTCCTTGATGACGTAGTTCGAGGACACCTGCCGGGAGCCGGTGCTCATCATGGAGAGCACGGCGGACAGCGACGCGGTCGCTGCGTGGTGGACGATGAAACGGTCGACGCGGGCTGGCCTGTTCGAGAACTGGCCGCCGTTGCCGGACGTGTCGGTGGCGACGTTGGAGAACGTCATGCGGTGCCTCCTTGGGGCATGGGAAAGGCCCCGCACGGTGAGTGCAGGGCCGAGGGTGTGGGGTGGCGCGGCTATGAAGCCTGGGCGGCTTCCAGCTCAGCGAGGCGTTGGCGGAGCGCGTCCGCTTCGTCGGCCGGCTCGCGCTCGAGGCGGCGTCGTTCCTGCTCGCGCAGGCGAGCGGTGACGCCCTCCTGCAGCTCCTCGTCGGTGTGTGTGGTCAGGTCGGGGCCCATGTCGCTCCTAGATCGCGATCGTCTGCTGAGGTGAGTACCAGGTGCCGTAGATGTCCCACGTGCGAGCCGTCGTCGTGAACGGTCCCAGCGAGAAGCCACGGAGCGAGCCGAACGCCTGATACCAATTGAACGTTGCCTGTTGCGCGGTCGCGCCCATCCACGCGGTGAGGATCGTCGCCGATCCGGTCTGGTTGACGGCGGCGATTGGCCAGAACCCCTCGGGCAGGAAGAGCACTCCCGTCGTGCTCGACGACGGGGCCACTTGGACGACCTTCGCGGCGATCGACACGATGTCGTTGTCACGGCGAACGAACACTGACGAAGACGCGAGCACCGTGCGGGCCGGGTCCTGCAGCGAGGTGATGTTGATCCACCCGGTCGAGATACGCAGCGGCGCCCACCCGGTGTTGCCTGTGCCCGTCTCCTTGAGCCACAGCTGGACGCGAGCGCCCGGGGTGGTGTTCTTGTACACCGTGAGCGGCTGAGCCGTCACAGCGCCATTCGGCGGCACCGTGCCGACGAGGTCGACGTTCGGTGTGCCGCCCGCGCCCTGCGGCCCTGGATCACCGGGCGGACCCGGAACCGTCGACGCGGCGCCAGGCATGCCCCGCAGTGATGCGAGGAAGCCTGCGACCGTGCCCGTGTTGCCGGCGCCGAGCCACACCTCGTAGGCGGAAAGCCCGCGGTCGCCCTTGAGCTCGGCGAGCGCGAGGAGCTGCCCCCAGGGGCCGGAGCCCCCGAATCGGTACGCGAGGGCACCGTCGACGATCGCAAACACGGGAACCGCTCCGGGAGGTCCGGCGAGGTCGGCGAACGCGATCGCCTGGAACCAGTCCATGGCCTCGGACCCGCGCACCTGGCGCACCTCGAGGTGCGTGGCCGTGCGTTGGAACTCGAGCGACCATCCTGCCTGCGGGGCGGGGATGACGGTCCCCTCAGGGAGAGTTGCCAAGAACAGCGGCTGCGGCTGAACCTCGGCCTTGTACTCGGTCACGGGGTGCCTTCCTTCGTGACGTCATCCCGGATGCGGAACTTGCCTTCGATCCAGGTCGTGGGCTCCGTGTCGTCGGTCCGTGTCGCCTCGGCGTCGTAGGAGCCGGTGACGCTTTCGGCCGCCCCGAGGAGCTCGCGTGTCTGAGCGCCCGTGAGGGTGATCTCGAGGACCCCGTCGGCGAGCCGCTCAGTGCCGATCTGAGCGGCGATGACCTTCGTCCCGGCCTTCCACCAGCACCGCCAATCGGTCCACTCCGAGAGGTCGACCGCGGTCCCCTCCACGGTGGTGACGGGGATGGTGATCGGGTCCACGCGGTCACCCGCGAGGAGCACGACCGTTTCGGATACGACAGCGCGAGCCATGAGGTCTCCTTCTAGGTATGGTTCGACTCATGATCGAACTTCTGGCGAGCACCTCAGGACCACCCCCGACGGGCGTTGAGATCGCGAACCTTTGGATCGGTGGAGCCGGAGTGATCGTGATCGTCGTCGGTGCACTCATCGCCGCGTTCTCGGCTGGTCGTAGATCGCGCAGCGAATGGCTGAGAAAAGAGCAGCTGCGGGCCTACGAAGACTTCTTCGGCGAAGCGCACCGGATCATTGAACTCGCCATAAGCGAGCTTGGGACGGATCACGCGAAAGGCGAGCGTCGCTCATTCGCGGAACACGATCGAGACACCAGGATCGCCGCAAAGGCCGGATTTGAGCTGCAACAGGCCGCGCTGCTCCTGTCCTTGCTCGGAGATAAAAGGACCGCTCGATCCGCTCAAGACTTCGCTAACCTCTTCCCGTATGGGTTCGCGAGGCTCGTGCAGCTTCCCGGGCTCGATCCCTACCACGCGAAGAACGCTCAGCTCTTCACATACGCTCGCTGGCAAGAACGGATCTACGCCTCAGAAATGCAGGCGCGACGAAATCTGGGCCTCTCTAACTGGTTGGCTGCTCGCCGAAGCGCCCCTGCTCTGGCGGACCAGAAACGAGAGCTGGAGCTACTGCGAGCGGGCCGCCCCCAACCAATCCTCGGGTCCCAACTAGTCCCCTGGGGAGCAGTGACGTGGGGAGGGCACGCACCTTCAAGCGAGTCCTCGTTCCTGAATGCCGGCCGACCTTGGCAACAAGAGCTGGCAGGAAGCGACTACACAGACGTTCCGGTCGTCGCTATCGCCTGCAAGATCTTCGGTGAGCCATGGATGGTGGGCATCGGCAGCGAGCTCGATGGTGACACGATCGAGATCATCCGATCAGAGGTGGCCCATCTGATCGAAAACAACGGAACTTCAATCAACCACCGAATCCGTGACGCGCTGGGAACCAATGTCCTGGTCGGAGATCAGCAAATGCGCGTTTGGGTTTGGACCCAGCCGGACGTCGACGCCCACTGGGCACGCGAGCGCACGACAGGCAACTTGTCTAGCGCTCCCATTTACTGGCAGCGCAGGGCTAGTATGAGCGCGACCAGAAGCGAGAACGACATGAAGTTGATCGAAAAGATCAGGGCTGCACGATCAGACCGGATGGACCGCCCAAGAGCGTGCGCCTACGCCGCGAATGGGCCGTGCCCCTCAACCGTCACCCTGCGGGAGTCAAAGGCCGCTGGGCACGAAGGATACTGCTCGACCGTGCACCGCGACGAGGACATGCACGACATTCAGACCTTCGCGGGCATCTAGGCCTCTTCGAGTTTGATGGCGTCATAGGTGACTCCACCCGCACCCGTCGCATAGGCGAGGAAGCCGTGGCGAGTCGAAGCGCCCGTCGGAGCTGGCACATCGACCGTCAGCACGATTGTGCCGTTGCGGACGATCTGCAGCGTGGTCCCGATGAAGGTGATGACGATGACGTCACCGTCGAGAACCGCATTGGCGGCCGTCCCCCGCGCTATCTCAGTGCGCGCGTTGGCGGGACCCCGACGGAACACCGTGATCCGTCCATCGCCCGAAGTGAGACGCCATGCGACCTCGATCGCGTCGTCGAAACTCACGCCTCGCACCACGAAGGAACCGCTCCGGTCGCCGACGGCGCCGATGGTGATCGTCACGACCGCGTCGGCTGCACGCGACTCTCGAAGCCACATGGCATTGCCGGGAGTTCCGGAGCCTGCCACGACCGCGAGTCGGTTCGAGACGATCTGCATCGGCATGGGCGGGTTCGCGTTCTGGGAGACCCCAACCCACCCGTTGCCGGGTGCGCCGTTCGCTCGGTTGAACGTGTCCGTGTACCCCGGGATGCTGGGGAGGTAGGAGGCGGTGAACGACCCCTTCTGGGCAATGTCGGGCATGGTCATCCAATCGCGTTGACGGGGAGCGTGAACTCCGAGGTTTCGGTGCCGTTCTTCGTCGCGACGCGCACCTCGACGACACCCGTCGCCGAGAACGATGCGGATGTGTCGGCGGGGATCGGGCGGGCGACGTTCGTCCACGCCCCGCCATCGACTCGGTAGTCGACGACGTAGTCCGTGGCTCGCGAGTCCGGCGGGGACCAGCTCACGGTGACGCTCGTGCCGGCGCGGTGCACGATGACATCAAGCGGCTTGTGCGGGATCGACGAGGCGGATGCGCCTGCTGCGCGGAGAGCTCCGCGCCACATGCGCTTCCCGAGGTCCACGACCCCGCCTCGCGCGTAGTGCACGGTGTCGGTCAGGTTCTGCGAGCCGCCACCGTTGCGCGCGCCGTCCGCATAGGCGGTGAATTCGAGCCTGGACTGCACGCCGATGAGCGCCTTGCGCACGCCCATACGGCCTGCGTGCGCCTCGGCGTACTCGGGCACCATGCCGCCGGCGACGATGGGGATCGTCGCGTCGCCGAGATGGGTCCGGACTGCGGTGAAGAGCGCGTCGAGGGCCGTCGTGTAGGCAGCCTCGGGGGTGTTCGCGTCCGCTTCTCCCTGGTGCCAGAACACCCAGGGGATGATCTGCGCGCCGGGGTGCTTCTGCGCGATGACTTCCAGCGACTTCGTCATCGTGTCGCGCGCGATGGGCCACAGCGAAGGGACGGAGCCGGTGTAGTCGACTGCCCAGGACCCGGCGACCGGAGTCGCGACGAGCCCCGAGTTCCCGACGCCCGCGTTGACGAGCACCACCGCAGAGTTCGTGTCGTGCTCGGCGACCTCCCGGCCAATGACCGAGAGCACGCTGAGGCCGACCTGCTGCTGCTGGGAGGAGAGCGGCACGGTCGCGGGGACGAGCGCGCTGTTCGGCCAGTCCCACATGTGGATGCGACGGTGCGGCGGGTCGAGGCGAGCGCCGAACGGTCGCCCGCGGCCCTCCATGTTCGACTGCCCGAGCCCGAAAACGACGTGCACGCGAGGAACGATGAGGAGCTGCTCGCCAGAGTACGGGTCGATCTCCCACGCAATTCGGCCACCCTCGTCGTGGTAGCGGAACCGGCGAGACGGCCTCATGACCGCCTTGCCGACGCCGAGGTGCAGCGGCCCGTACACGTGCGAGTCCCCGCTCTCGTCGATCTCCGCCGCCACGAGGTTGCTCGTCTCGTCGTAGAAGCGAGTCCGCGAAGACGCGGGGCGCTTCAAGAGTCGATCGTCGCCACCCTCAGGAATGTCACGGCCTGCGAGCTCCGTGGTGAGGAGCGTCGATGTCATCGCGGACACAATCGGGCCGAGGGTCGGATCCGCTGCGAGCGCTTCGGCAACCATCGGGCCGAAGCGAGCGTGGAGAGCGCGGCGGAACGCGGTGTCCCCCTCCAGCAGGCTGGTCGCTGACGGGTCGTCCATCGCTCGGGCTTCGCCGAGGTCTTCCCAGACAACTTCACTCATGCTCTTCGCCTCCTGATTCGTGCGGGGGGTAACTCCGGTGTCCACCCAGACGCCGCCGACAGCGACGAGCGCGCCGGGGTCCACGGCTGAGAACGCGGTGGCGCTGACCGGGCCGGGCATGTTGAGGAGCGTGGACAGTGCGCCGCCGGCCGCCGGAACACGGAGGGGCCAGTCGATGACCGCGACACCTTCGAGCCGGTCGCTGGTCTTGCTGAACCACTCCGCGCGCAACGTGAAGAACGTCGCGGGCCTGAGTAGCGTTGTGCGGGCGAGCTCCACCTGGAAGCCGCCTGTAGTCGGGTTGATTTGGTCGTTCTCGACGACCACCGGCCCAAGGACCAACGTTCCGTCAGGGCCCATCGCGGCGCTGTTACTCGGGCTGAAGATGAGTCGCAATCGATGCGAGGTGAGGTCGGCGAGCCCGAAGTCTCGGACTTGGCCACTGACGATTGGCATGTGGTGGCCTCCTACGTGCCTGGGTTGGCCGGGCCGCCGCCGCCGTCGAGACGGTCAAGACGGTTCTCGAGCGCGGTGATTTTGAGGTTCTGGATCCGGTTCGTGTTGTCGAGTGCCGTGATGAGCTCGGCGAGTCCCGCCATGCCGCCGACTGTGGACTGCAACGCGCCGAGCGCCCCTTCGAGGCTCCCGAGCCCGGACTGCAGGCCGGACACGTTCGACTGCAGTGCGGCGATCTGCCCGGCGTGCACGTTCTTCTCGCCGTTGAGGTACGAGATGGACGCGTCTTGGCCGGCGTTCTTCGCGGCGTGTTCCGAGAGGGTGATCGCGTGCGACGCGCCGAGCACGTCGAGGTAGTCGAGCGTCGCCTTGTGCACGGCCGCGATACCCGCAGCCGAGGTCACGGCGCCGTCGTAGACGTAGCTGATCCCGAAGCCACCCGAGGGGAGCTCGCCGACGTAGCCGACGTCGACGCCGTCCTCGTCGTAGATCCGAATGCGCTGCCCGGGCCCGAAGCTGATGCGCGTGATGCCCGCTTGCTCGAGACGAGTGATTCGGCGGTCGAGCTTCGAGAACGCGGTGCCCTCGATGTCGTCGCGCATCAGATCTCCAACGTGTCGAGCGTGATGAGCTCCGACCCGACCCGGTGCTGCCACCCCGTGACGTAGCGGGTGTGCGTCCCTGCGGGGAAGGTGCGCGGCTTCGCCTTGTGGAGCGTGACCCGCACGCCCGGAATCCACTCGCCCGCCGAAACGTCCCCGTCCGACTGCGCGGCGAGCGACAGGGTGCGGCGTGGTCGCTTCCGTGAGTTCGCGATCGACTGCGCGTGCTGGTTCAGCACGGCCTGGTCGTCGATGTCGCCCATGCGTTCGATCTCGTCCAGCCACGGCCCCGTGTAGGCGGGGTCGATGGCGGAGGCCTTCGCGAAGAGCGTGTCCTGGTTCTTGCCGCCGCCGAGCAGCACGACACCAGTCACCTGGTTGATGGCCTCGAGGTCCATGTTCACGTCGAGCGCTCCCGAGAGGGGCGCGTCGAGGTCGAAGTCGTACTCGGGCGCCTGCAGTCGGGGTGTGCCGAGGCGGCGCTCCCAGAACCATGACCCGCCGACGACCCCATCCCGCCACTGCGGCCGGAAGTGGAGGTCCGACCCGTTGGGCAGGTCCTCGAGCTCCTTCATGATCTGCTCGATGCTCTTGCCGGCGTACCACTCGTGCGTGCGGCGCACGGTGCCCGGGCTCACCCACGAGTCCTCGAAGTCGTTCACGGGAAGCGTGAAGCGCGGTGAGGAGCCGACGAGGCCCTTCTCGAGCGTCACCAGCTGCCCGCCGCGCTCGTCGAGGTCGTAGATCCCGTACGTGGAGTCCTTGAACGCGTCGATGCCGGACGGGAGGCGCTTGGAGAGCCAGATGCGGAACGCTTGCGAGTGCACCTCGATGGTTTCCGCGGCCTCGTTCGTGCTGTGCCCGGTGATGGTGCCCGCGAACGTGATGCGCCCGTCGTAGTCGACGATGATCGACCGCGTCCACGGCTGGAACATCACTTCCGTGTCGGCCCAGTACAGGTCGAGGCCGTCCTCGCCGAGCGAGAAGGTGTGCGTGCCGCGCCCGATGGTTTTGCACGAGTCCTGCTCGGACCCGCTCAGCGGCGTCACCTCGACGCAGTTCGAGCCGGGGTTGGTGTCGCCGATGAAGTACCGGTACTCCGGCATGCGCACCTCCCCGTCAGTGGGCTTCGTCGAACTCGATGACCGCCAAGGCCGTTCCGGTGATGGGTTCCACCTGGAAGCTGCAGATCTGGTCGCGAGGCACGAACCAAGACGTGCCGGAGTGGCGCGCCTGCCAGACGATGACGCCGTCCGCGTAGACGCGGCCCTTCGCCATGTCGATGCGGTGCGACTTCCCCGAAGCGAGCGCAGTTTTAATGCGCAAGTACCCGAGTTCGGCGCCGGCGAAGTTCTTCAACCGCAGCCCGTACCCGCCCGGCATCGCAGTCGTCGCGGTGACGGTGATGATCGGCCAGGCGTGCAACGTGCCACGGTTCGCGACGACCACTGCCGTGCCCGAGGTGGCCGTCTGCTTCTCGTGCTGCCCGTACCGGATGGAGTCCGGCAGGAGCAGGTCGAGTTCGACGTCCGCCTTGGGGGCGTATCCGCGCGGCGTGAAGCTGACCGCGTCGAGCACCGCCGGCGACCACAGGGTGCCGTCCGACTTCTGCACCTGGAGGCGGCATTTGTCGCCCTCAGCGAGGAACCCCAACACGGTGCGCTCGAGTTGGTCGAGCTCCCAATCGGTGCGCTCCTCAGCGACGGCTCGGATGCTCACGGTCTGCGCGTCGCGGCGGCGACGACCGAGGAGAGCGCCGTGCCGTTCCACCTGGCGGACGGACTCACCGGACAGGGATTTCTCTCCCCACCCGGTGAACCCCTTCGCCTTGATGCCGAGCCCGTACTTGCTGCCCCCGTGGCGGATGCCAGTGAAGAACGTCAGCACGGCCTCGTCGGCTTCCCGGACGAGGAGCACGAGGTAGTCGTCTACGCCGGCCACGTCGCCTCCTCCCTGATCCATCTGCGGACGAGCCGCTCGAGGCGGCTGTCGTCCGACGACGAGCCGGTGAAGCTCACGCTGCGGTTGTCCTGGCGTGCGTCCGTGACCGATGAGGACTGCGCGTACGACGGCGACGAGTAGGACACGTTCGACTGCGACGCGACCTGCCCCCACCCGCCATACGGGTCCCCGCCCAGCGCGAGGCCCTGGAAGGCTCCCCGCTGGATGAGTTCACGCATCTTGTAGACGGCTGCCTGCCCGCCGAGCCTGTCGACGTCGCCGGCCGTGAGGACGTGCTCACCAGGGGCGAGCATGAACGGCATCGAGTCGACACCCTTCGGCCCCGGCCCGTAAATGGCACCACCCGCCGCCTTGCCGGTCATGGCACCGTTGGAGCGGATCTCCTGCGTGCCTGACGCCGTGTTGGTGTAGATCGTGATGACGCGGCCGTTGTTGTTGTTGATGAACGTGTCGATGGAGCCCTGCGCGCCGTCCGTGTTCGCACCGATCTGCGTGACGATACTGCCCGGCACGGTGCCGAGCGCGAACACGTACTGGCCGACGCGGAGCCGAGCCTCGTCAGCGTTCTCGACGATCTCCGTTGCGACCTGGTCCGGGATGCCGACGAGCTGGTCCGCGTACGCGCGAGCCTGCTCCTCGGAGAGGTTCATCTGCAGACCGAGGTCGTAGACCTGATCCCACCCGGACTGCAGTGCGGCCTGCATTTGCTCCGCGCTGCCCGTGGTGTTCCACAGGTCCGCGGCGTAGTCGCGAGTCGCCTGCCCGACGTCCATGAGCGACTGCATGGCGTTGCGCCCGCCCTCCGCTTGGAGGTTGAGTTTGCCCGTCATGCCGTCGACGAGGGTTTCCCCTTCGTCGAGCTGCTCGTTGAAGTCCTCGAGACCTTCACGCGCATGGTCGACGGCGTCGAAGTAGTCCATCTCCGCGTTCAGGGAGTCGTAGAGGATGCTGTTGTAGTTCGACAGCTCCTCAGCGAGGCCAGCGATCGCGCCGGACGCGTCCTCGGCTTGCGCTGCCTGCCCGGAGAGGGCTTCCGAGTAGTCGTCGACGACGGGTGTGCTCTGCTCCGTCGCGAATCGGGCCAGCTGCTGCTGCCCGGCGAGCGTCTCGAGGTCGCCGATGACGACGCCCTGCGCGTTCGCCTGCTCGAGCAGCGCGTCACGGTAGGCGGGCATCTCACCCAGGAGGGTGGTCAGCTGCTCCGTGCTGCCGTCCGTCTCGTCCGCGAGGATCTTGAACTTCTCCGCCGCGACGAGCGGGTCGAGGTCGGCGAGCGCCTCCCCCATCTCCTCGAGTCTGCTCTTCGCGTCCCAGAACCCGGTGTCGAAGAACTCCCCGAACTTCCAGGGCTCGTCGGCCTGCGCGCGAATGTCGGTGAGCAGCTGCGGGAGGTCCGCGAGCTGCTTCATGCCCTGCTCGTCGAGGTAGCCCTCGAACAGCTTCTGGTCGGCCTTCGCGACGGTCTGGAACAGGGTGGCCGCGTCGGTCGCGCCCTTGAGCTTGTTCTCTGCCTCCTCCGTGGAGAGCGACAGTGCCCGTGACGCGGCCTCCAGGCCAGCCACAGCCGCTGCCGCAGCCACGACGGCCACGGCTACCGGGCTACTCAGCGCCGCGACGACAGCGGCGCGTGTGGCCGCTGCGGTGATGCCGAGCGAGATGAGCGCGGCTTGTGTGGCAGCGACCTGCGGGATGATGACCAGCGCGGATCCGCCGATGAGGAGGATGCCGCCGGCCAGGGCGGTGGCCGTGAGGAACGCGCCCTGCATGGCCGGGTCCGCGTCGCCGATCGCGTTGACCATCTCGACCGCCGACTGCACGACCTCGCGGAGTGGTCCCTGCGCGCTGGCGCCGATGCGGATCATCGCGGTTTCCCACGCCCCGCCGAGCTCCTCGACGTCGCCGCCGAGGTTGTCGAGGCGCGCGGAGGCGACCTGGGCCGCGTAGCCGGAGTCATCGACCTGGCCGATCCAGCCGGCGATACCCTCCTCGCCTTCGGCGTAGAGGACGTTCGCGGCGCGGATCGCGTCCTGGCCGAAGATGATCGCCATCGCGGCGTCACGAGCTGCCGGCGACAGGTCCTTCATCTTGGTCTGCAGCTGACCGGCGAGGCCGGACATGCCGATGAACTCGCCGCTCGCCGTGCGCGTCTGGATGCCGAGCTCGGTGAGCATGTCGGCTGCCTCGCCCGAGGGGTTCGTGAGGCGCATCAGCATGGTGCGGAAGCTCGTGCCGGCGTCGGAGCCGAGGAGGCCCGCGTTCGCGAAGGCGGTCAGCGAACCGACCGTCTCCTCGACGGAAAGGCCCATCTGGGAGGCCACGAGGCCGGACTGGTTGAGGGCCTGGCCGAGGTCGGAGACGCCACCCTGTGCCTTGCCAGCACCGGCGGCGAGGAGGTCGGCGACGTGCACTGCCTGGTCCCCGGCGAGCTTGAACTGCGACAGGGTCGTCGCGGTCTGCTCGGCCGCGTCGGCCACGGACAGTTCGCCAGCTGCGGCGAGGTCGAGGGCACCCGTGAGGGCGCCGCCGAGGATGTTCGACGTGGAGAGGCCCGCCTTGCCGAGCTCCTCGATGCCCGCGGCCGCTTCGGTGGCGGTGAAGACCGTCGACTGGCCCGCCTCGAGCGCGGCGTCCCGGAGGATGCCCATCTGCTCGACGGGCGCCATCGTCGCGGACTGCACGGACGACATCGACGACTCGAACTTCGAGGACGTCATGACCGCCGAGAGCGCGAACGCCGTCATGGCGGCACCGGCGACGGTCATCTGCGTGCCGACGTGCTGCATCGCCTGCTCTTGCGACATGAGCCGGTCGCCGAGCGCCGCCTGTGCCGCCTCGAGGTCTTCCGTGGCCTGCGCCGACTGCTTCGCCTTCGCGAGGTAGTCGGCGTTGTTCATACCGAGGGTGACGAGAACGCTCTTCACGGCACCCCCTGTGTTGAGTTATCTGGGGACCTTGGTCACCTCGTAGATGAGGCCCGCGCGAGCGAACCGCTTGGCGTCTTCGTCGAGGCTCTTGAGCGAGCCCGTGGTGAGTTCCCGCTCGAAGTCGGCTCTCGCGAGCTCGATCGCCTTCACGGCGTAGTTGGTGCGGGTGCTGACCTGCCACTCGTACGCGCCGTAGCCGTTCTGCGGGTCGCCCTCTGGGTTGACCTCGTCAGCGAACAGGTGACCTCGTGGGGACGTCTGCGCCTGCTTGTCGCGGGCGGCGTGCATGAGGTCCAGATCCTCGCGCGAGAACTCCGGTTCGCCGGCTTCGGGCGCCCACCCCCAGAGGATGCGGGGTGAGCGGCCGAGCTCGATGGCGAGGAGGACGTCGCGGTACAGGCGAGGGTCTGCGTCTAGCCTTTTTTTGCCGCGGTGTACCCGCCCGAGTAGACGATCTCGTTGATGGTGAACTGGGCGATGACGAGCGCGGACAGGTCGCCGTAGCCGATGTTCGCGAACACGTTCTGCCACACCTCGGGGGTGGGCTGCTCGGTTTCCTCGCCGTCGACCTCGAGGGCGGAGAGCTCGAGCGCAGCCTTCGTCGTGGCGTACGCGTCGACGCCGTAGCGGTGGTCCAGTACGGACCAGAGCGACTTGTCCTCGGGGAGCGGGTTGCGTGCCTTGACTGCCTGCCACTGGTGCGGGGGCAGTTCGACGACGCGGATGACGGCGAACTCGTCGCGGATGGACTCGAGGTACTCCTCGAGCTCGTGCTTCGCCTCGGTGTACGCCTGCAGGGGGAAGCGGGGGTCGCCGTCGTACCCCTCCTGCGTGCTGAGCGCGTACTCCTCCTTCGCCTTCAGCATCTTGTCGGTGCGGCGCTTCTGCTCGCCGAGGAGCTCTCGGTTGAAGAGGACGTCGATGTCCTGGTATTCGCGGGTCGCGGTGCTGGCCCTGTTGCTGAGCTTGCTCATGAGTCTGATCTCCCATCAATTCCCATCGGAGTGGTGCTCGGGGCGGGCGGATGGGATACGCCCGCCCCGAGGTTCTGGTGCCGCGCTACGCGGTCAGCGCGACCTGGTCCTTGAGGACCGGCTGCTGGTAGCCGTACGTGACGACCTTCGTGCGCACGGAGTTCGTGTGCGGGGACTTGACCTTGCTCTTGACCTCGACGTTGTGGAAGTCCCACTTGTCGGTGGCGCTGATGGCCTGGTTGTGGGGCACGGCGTCGCGGACGGCGATGATGAACTCGGTGTCCTCGATGAGCAGCGGGTCCGCGACTGCCGCGGCGCTGCCGTAGACGATCGTCGACACGAGTGTGTCGGTCGCGAGGCCTCGCTCTTCGCGCTTCTGCGGGAACGTGAGGCGGTCGTCGGGGAGCATCTCGTAGCCGGGTGTGTAGACGAACCCGTCCGGCACGTGGCTGTACGTGATGTCGACGGCGCCGACGGCGTTCATCTCCGCGATCGTTGCCTTGCCGGTCGGCGAGAGGACAGCGCTGCGCGGGATGGCGAGGATGAGGAGGTTCCCGAGGCCCTTGACGGACTTCTCGGGAGGGGTGAGGGTGATGGCCATGCGGCGCTACCTTTCGGTTTCGGGCCGCACGGGCGGCTCATCTTCGGACTCAGCAGGCGCTTCGTCCTCGGTCTGGGTGGGGGCGGGGAGTTCCTCGCCGAGTGTCGCGGCGCGCGCGAGCTCCTCGACGGTCGGGCCCTCGGTGATGGACTCACGTCGGGTGGACGGCGCGGCGTGCTTGCCCGCGTCGCCCTCGTAGGGCTTGAAGAACTGCGGGAGGTCTTCCAGGTACGAGGCCGGGACCTCGATCGGGCGGCCTTCCGGGCCTTCGGCGAGTGCGATGTCCTGGCTCATGGCTGGGCTCCTAGGTCGGTTCGGACGTGAACTTGTAGAGGACGAGCGCCACCCAGTGGGAGGGTTGCTCGTCGTCGATGGGGTACGTGTCGGTGGCGCCGCGCTCGATGGGCGAGCAGTCGCGGCCTTCCACGGAGAGGGCGACGCCGAACTGCATCGGCGGCGGGCGGAGGCGCTTGTCGACCTCCTCGGCGATGAGCAGCACAGCGTCGAGCGACTGGCCGACGCACCTCACGGCGTAGACGAGCTGCTCGGCGGCGTACGGCCCCGTCTGGCGTGTCTGCTCGTCGTCGGTGCTCCCGGGCAGCACGAGCGCGTACGGCGGCTTCTTGCGGGTGCGTCCGACGTCGACCTTGTCGGCGAGGTTGCCGGTGCGGAGGAGGGCGACGAACGCGTCGAGCTCACCGATCATGCGAGGACGCTCGCCAGCGCCTGGTGCCCGGCGATCTCGATGCCGCGCTCGAAGTCAGCCGTGTTCGCCTCGAGCGCGGACGCGCCCTGGCCGAAGGGTGAGTTGTTGCGGGAGCCGTACTCGATGAGGTTGCCGAGCGCGCCCTGCGTGCGGGCCTTGTCGGGGCCGATCTCCCACCGGATGGACTTGGCGAGCTCCACCGTCTCGTAGCCGATGGAGAACGGGTAGGCGCGTGCCGATCCGCCGCCGAGGTCAGCGAGGGCGAGCGACTTCCAGTCGTCCTTCACGTGACGGGCGGTGACGGTGCCGGCGGTCTTGACGTTCTTCTTCAGCTCGCCTTCCAGGTTGCCGAAGCTCGCGACGAGGCGCTGCACGTCGGAGTAGTCGAAGGATGGACTCATGCGAGCTTCACCCCCTCGAGGAGGAAGCGCCGCGAGGACGCCGCCGACTTCGCGACCGGACCGATGATGCGGAACGTCTCCCCCACGAGCGCCGCGTTCTGCGACGTCGCGATCTCGACGACCATCCCTGACTCGACCTGCTCGGTGTCCCTCATGGGGAGCTTGAGCGTGTACTGCAGCGTCTGGATGAGGCGGCCAGCGTTGTCCTTGAGCTCCACCTGCGTGGCGGACTCCTTGAGCTCGCACGGCCACGGCTCGGCGTTGATGGGCGTGAGGACGGTGTCGTGCTTGAGCGTCTCCGGGTTCGGTTTCTCACTCAGCGTCTCGACGTTGATCGTGCACGTGTCGAGGAACGTCGCTTCCGTCACCGCCTGGGCTTGGGCGAGGAGTGATGGTGTCAGCATCAGAGCTCCAACTGCATGGAGTAGACGCCCTGGCTGGTGCCCGCGATTGGCCTCGGCTGGAAGCGGGCGAGGTCCTCGTCAGCGATGTAGATCTTGCCGCTTGCGAGCGACCCGTCCACGCGCTGCGAATACTCGTCCGTGCCGAACGTGACCAGGCCGCCGGCGTTGCGCACCTTCCGCTCCACCGCGTTCACGAGCGCGTCGCGGACGACGTTCTCGCGGACGTGGCGGGGGTTCTCGGGAGGGAGCGCCTTGCGGGCTTCGAGGTCCGGGACGGCGTCGAGGAGCTTCTCGACGGCCTGGTCGATCCACTGCGGGATCACCCGGACCTCGTCCGCGGTGAGAGGCCGCTCGATGACGCCACGGATCGAGTCGACATTGATCGGTGCTTGCATGAGCGGCCTCCCCTGCTACGCGGCGGGCGTCGTCGGGGGCGTCTCGGCGGGAGTCTCCGCCTCGACGATCTCCGTCTTGCCCGTGTCGAGGTTGTGCTTGACGCGCACCTTCGTGCCGTCCGGGCGCGCCTGCTCGTAGTGCTCCACGCGCTGCTCGGACACCGGTGTCTTCTTCACCGGGGCCTTCGCGACGGGGATCACCGCGTTCTGCGTCCCCGCGGCGATCGCCTCCGGGCTGGGCGTGCCCGGCGTCACCGACGTCGCGATCTCCGTCGGGTCCGTGGTGTCGGCGGGGCCGTCGCCCGGCTCCGTGACCGAGGGCTTCGTCGTGTCGTCGTCGAGGGTGGTGGTCTTGGCTCGAGTGGTTGCCATGATGGTTCTCCGTTCTAGCGTGCGAGGACGCCGGTCAGACGAGCAGCTGCCTTGCCGCCGAAGACAGCGAGGCCGCAGTAGAACTCGATGCGGGTGCGGTAGACGGGCTTCTCCTGCAGCTCGCCCAGGTCGTAGACCTGCACGCCGCCGTTGGTGAGGCCCGTGACGCCCTGGTCGCCCTCGTCGTCGCCGAACTTCACGGCATAGATGCTGGACGCGGTCGTCTCGGTGCCGGCCGTCTCGTTGCCGAGCACGGATGCGCCGGCCGCCGTGTTGCCCGGGTCGAGGACGGGGATGCCGTTCCACGTGAGGACACGCTTCCCGGTGATGTCCTCCTTGACCATCTCCACACCGCCGAGGCGGCGACCCGCGGAGCGGATCTTCGCGTGGATGACGCGGTTGGCGTAGATCGCACCGTTGGACGCGTCGAGGCCGTTGACCTGCGCGACGAGCCCGTCGAGGCGGTCGAAGAAGTCCTGCGCGTCCGTGCCCCCGTTGCCGAGCACGGGTGCGCCGTTGGTGCCGGACGAGATGACCTGGGCGCCGGTGAGGCGCTTGCGGAGACCGTCGAAGCCCTTCGGTTCGACGGCGGTGTCGCCGTTGAAGAAGGAGTCCTGGAACTTGTAGGCGGCAGCCTTGACCTTCATCGCCGTCTGCACGGCGCGCTGGTCGTTGAGGTTGCCTCGCGTCTGGACGATGAAGCGGTCGACGTCCGCGTCGCCACCGAGGATGACCAGGCTCTCAGTGAGCTGGTTCACCGTGCCGGTGGACTCGACGTACGCCTCGTTCACCGAGCGGAACGCGACGCCAGGAAGGGTCGCTTCCTGGTTGTAGGCGTACGCGTTGCCCTCGATGGGCATGAGCGGGATGCGGTCGAGGACGGACGACTCCTGCACGAACGTCTCGAGGACGCCACGCTGCAGGTCGTTGGTGCTCAGGGTTGCTGCCTGGGCGAGTGTCACAGCCATAGCTGCGGTTCCTTTCGGGTGAGGTTGAGCGCCGCCACTGCTGTGACGACGTGGTTACTTCTTGGCGCCGTAGGCGGCCGCGATGCGACTGCGTCCCGGCTGGACGTTGGTGGCCCCACTTGTGGAGCCGACCGAGCCGATGCCAGCGGTGCGGGAGTCGGTGACGGTGTCCTTCACGAGGTACGGCTTGGACTTGGCGAGGGCTTCGAGGAGCGTCTTCGCGGCCGCCCCGTCGACCTCGTCGGCGTCGGAGACGGAGAGTCCCGCGATCTGCTCAGCAGTGAGGAAGGCTCCGACGTCGTTCGGGTCGTTGAACCCGAGGACTGCGGCCTGTGTGCGCAGCTCGTTCGAGCGGAGCTTGTTGTGCAGCCGCTCGTTCGCAGCGTCGTTCGCTTCCTTCGTGGCCTGCTCGCGGATCTTGTCGGCGCTCTTGTCCTGGTTGGCCTGGACGAGTGCTTTCAGGTCGTCCGCGCTGAGCCCGAGTGACGTGAAGGCCTTGAGTTCGCTCTGGGCGGCGTTGCGCTCGCCCTTCATGCGCTCGATGGCCTGCTTGCCGGCGTCGCCGAGACCGTCAGCGCCTTGCGCGCCGTCGCCCCCGCCTGTGCCTGCTCCTGCGGCTCCTGCCTGCTGACCGCTGCCGTCTCCGGCGTCGGTCATGTAGCGGATGCCCATGACGTCGAACTTGCTGCGGAACCCGATGACGGGCGTGAAGTGCTTGCGCATTTCGCTTCTCCTTCGTGTGACGCCTTGCGCGTCGGTGAACCCGGCCCGGCCTTGCGCCGGCGGGAAGTCAGATGAGGCCGAGGAGGCGCGCGAGGTCGCGCACCTGGTCGGGTTGGCGGTCGAGGGTGCGGACCATCAGCTCGAGGTCCATGCGCACGCGCTCGCGCTGGTCTGTCGTGAGGCGCGCAGCGCCGGTCGACGAGAAGGGGTTACGTCCGGCCTTCACGGCCTCCCAGTTGAGGTAGGCGACGTGCAGTCGGCGCTCGGCGGCGGTCTGCGTGCCCGGGTTCAGCGGGTCGCGCTTGCCGGTGCGGATCGCTTCCCGGTAGGACTGCGTCGCGCCCTTGCGGGTGCCGCCGCGCCCCATCGTCCCGGCCATGAGGCCACCGAACTCGGAGAGCCCGTCGTTGCCGCGGATGCTGCCGCCTGGGACCTGACCGGCGGGGAGGATGTAGCCCTCGTCGGTGAGCATCCGGATGGCGTCGTCGCGGGACGTCGCGAGCTTGTTGATGTCGTCGACCGTCATGCGCGTGGGGGTGCCGTAGCGGCGCGCCTGGCGGCTCCTGCCGTCCGAGAGGCCCCGGTTGCGGACGTTCACCACCCGGTAGATGTCGCCGCCGTCACGGATCGCCTGAGCGTCCGCCTTGCCGAAGATCTTGTCCTGCTCGGTCTTCGTGAGGGACTTGAACGCCTCGTAGGGGTCGGTGCGCAGCTCGGCCATGGACTCGCGAGCGGGGATGTGCTCGCAGTCACAGCCGCCGTGGCGCTGAAAGCCCTGGTTCCACCTGTACCAGCGGCCCGCGAGGATGATGCAGTCCTTGCAGGACGGCAGGTTCAGCATCCGCACATACCCCGTCTGCGGGGTGCTCGTGACCGTGGTCGTCGACATGCCGGACGCCGCGCCCGTGAGCTCGTTCGCCGTCAGCCGCTCGAGCCACGACCCGGCCTGCGTGAGCGCCGAGGCGACATCGACGCCTGCCCCGACGAGCTGCTTCGCGCCGACGACCGACGTGCGGGTGACGCGGTCGAGCTCGACGCCCTCGCTGGTCCATCCGACGAACGCGAAGGGGTCAGCGAAGCCGACGGGGTTGCCGAGGTCGAGCTCGTCGCCCATGCCGAGCAGGTGCTCCTGCGCGGCCTGGGACGCGGCGAGCTGGCCCGCCATGATCGCGTCACCGACGTCGAGGCCGATCCGCGACCAGGACAGGTCGAAGTCGTCCGTCATGCCCCGCCAGAGGCGACGGACGGCCTTGACCGTCTTGACCTTGATCTGCTGCTGCTCCTGGTAGTGGACGATCGCGGACTCGAGCACGACGCCCCCGATCTACACGGCCGGTTCGAGCTCGTCCTCGTCCACCTCGGCGGGAGGTGGCGTGCCGGCGCCGCGGAACTCGCGAGCGACGCGCGTGAGGTTCGAGCTGAGTGCTTCCGCGTCCATCTGCTGCATCCACCGCTCGACCTTCTGCGAGGTCGCGCCGGGGATCATCTCGAACGCCGCCTGGTGCGGGAAGTCGACCGCGATGAGCTTCGTGAGCGCGTCGACGATCTGCGAGAACGAACGCGCTTCCGTGTCGGCCCACTGACATTCAGCGGAGGGGTCCCACTCGTGGTCCTCGCCGCGTGCCTTCCACGCGAGCTTCGCGACCTGCTCGTTGCCTTCTCCGGCGGAGAGCTTGATCTCCTCGAGCAGCGACGCGAACGTCGACTCCGCCCCTGCGAGAGCGTCTCCGGAGAGGTTCGCCATGCGCGAGAGGAGGTACTGCGGCGGGATCTGGCCGGTGGCGAAGAAGTTGACGAGGAAGTTCTCGTGCACCTTGATGTAGTTGCCGAGGTCCGACTCCGGCAGGTCCCAAACCTTCGTTCCTTCACCAGGGAAGGCGAGGATACGGTCGACGCCTGCCTTGCCGGGGCTGTGGATGATCGGGATGGGCTGCCCGTTGGCGTCGAGCAGCGGCTGACCGTCCGTGTTCGTCCGGTAGACGATGTTTCCCTCGGCGTCGAGCACGCGCGGGTCGAAGCCCGACACGGCGCGCTGACGGAACGCGGAGAACTGCATGGCGAGGAGCGTGTTGAACCGCACCGTGTTGAGCGCGTCCTGCTGCGGGATCATGTGGTCGAGGCCTGACCACGGCTCGCCGTTGTCCTTGACCTTGTAGTCGTAGAGCGCGAACGGCACTTCCCCCATGGGGTGCGTGCTCTCGAAGACCTTCTCCCAGCCGCCGCCGAACGCCGACGAGACGCCGCCCCGCTCGAAGCGGATCATCTTCTGGTCGTCGTAGACGATGCCGATCGTCTTCGTGCGGCTCATGCCGTTGGGGAGGATGAACGCGTTGGCCTGACCCGTCGCGAGGTCGTCCACCTGGTAGACCTTCGCCGCCCACAGCGGGGTCAGCGGGTCGTCGGGGTCCATCTCGATGTGCACGAGCTCGAAGGACTCGTAGCGGACGATGGGCTGCTTCGGGTTCTTCTTGTTCGGCCACACCGACGCGATGCCTCGGCCGTGGCGCATCAGGGACGCGTAGACGTGCGACTGGCGCACGTCCCACTTGTTCGCCTGGAACACGTCCCGCCAGATGGCCTTGTCGATCTCGCCAATCTCGCCGGCCTTCGGCTTCTTGTCCTTGGTGTCGAGCCCCGCGCGGATGCCGTCCATGCGCAGGCGCTGCACGGGGGCGCTCGACCAGAGGTCCAGCCAGTTCGCGATCGACATGTCGCGCAGCTGCTCGTACTCCTTGTTGACACCGTTCGGCGCGAACGGGAGCTCCTGGATGCCGCGCACATACCGCTCGCGCTTCTGCACCGTGGGGCGCCGGAAGTTGATCTTCTGCTCCGCGTAGCGAAGGCGCTGCTGCGCAAGGGTGGCGTCCACTGCGCCTCCTCTCAGTTGAAGCCGAACGCCACCGTGGAGACCTTCGAGGACTGCGCCTTGCCCAGGCCAGCCGCGATCGAATCGCAGGCGGCCGCGTGGGCGAGGACTCCAGACATCAGGAGGTCGATCTTCTGGTGGTCCTCGGGCTTGCCGATGATGAATGTCTCGCCCGCTCGGGCGCGCACGACCGCGTTGGACACGTTCGTGCGCATCTCCGAGCAGCCGTCGTGCGTGAAAGCCGAGTCGACCTCGAGGACGTCGTCGCGGAAGCGCACCAGCTCGGCGTGCATCCGCTTGATGCCGTTCGTCGGCCACTCGATGACGCGCTTTTCGCCGTACTTCTGGGCCCACGCGGCGATGTCGGTCTGCCACAGGTAGGGGTCGAAGTAGCCGCGGGTCACGTCGTACGTGCGGAAGATGTGCTCGACCGCGGCGCGGACCTCTTCGCGAGGGATGCGCCCCTTCCACTCCTCCGGCTTCCACAGCGCGAGGCGAGTGACGTCACCGGCCGTGTACGTGGGAGTGAACTGGTGCTGGCCCAGCGTCTCGAGGCGGATGCCCGTCCAGTCGTTCGCGTCCGAGCCGTCGAAGCCGAGCGCGACCTTCGTGCGCGGACGCACCTCGACGGGTGAGCGCTTGCCGTCCCACGGCTGCATGTCGGGGAAGAACTTGCCCTTGCCTCGAACCATGCGGTTCCCGAAGAACCGCTCAGCCTGGCCGGGATCGCGCTTCGCGAGCGCGGCGGAGAGCGCCTCGATGCCGTCGACGCTCACCCAGGGCGAGTCGCGGTACACGTAGCGGAAGATCTCGATGCGGTCCTCGGGGATGGAGAAGTCGAGGTCGCGCGGCGGCTCGTCCCAGTAGATGAAGACGTCCTCGCTGGCTTCCTCGATGAGCTTCTGCGCCGCCGAGTTCTCGGACGGGTCGGGAGCGTTCGTCGTGGCGAGGGTGCGCCCGTTCATGCCGGTCGCGTTGCGGTCCTGCGTGTCCGCGACGTTCTGCATGCCGTTCGACTCGAGCCACAGGCCGAACTCGTCCTGCAGTGCGAAGTGGATCGGCTGGCCGAGCTTCGAGGAGGCCTTCGACGTGACGGCGTCGATGCGGTCGCGCTTGCCACCCAGCGAGGAGCCCTGGATGCGCACGAAGTCGTCGCGCACCAGAAGCAGTCTCGAGAGCGGCTCGGCGGCGATCATCTCCGTCAGCGGGCCGTAGACGTTGTCGACCTGGTCGACGGTCAGCGCCGTCAGGTGGATCAGCGGGGACGGGTGTCGGCCACCCATGGGCTCACCGACCTCGTACGCGTACTCCCAGCCGCAGGGGCAACCCCAGTCGGCGCAGCGGTACGCGTCGCCCTTCTTCGCCCAGCCGATGAACTGCGTCGGGCCGACCGCTTCGGCGGACGTGAGGCCGGCGGACCAGGGGCCCTTGCCGGACTTCTGCGGGCCGATGATGAGGCTCTTGCGGTAGACGAACGCCTGCGCGCCGAGCGGGCGCCCGTCGACCGACTGCGCGCCCTCGCGGATGCGGTAGTGGTTCGCGGTGCACCAGTATTGCCAGCGCGTTTGCCCGAAAGGCTCGCCGCGCTGCCACCCATCCGGGATCGAAACGTGCTGAAAGAGCCACGAATCGAGGAGGTGTCCCAGCGTGGGGAACGGGATGACGAGATCGTTCAAGACGCCACCACCCCGAAGTTCCTCCGGCGCTCACCGCCTGCCGACTCGACGCGCTTCTCTTCGCGCTTGACCGCGGTTTCGTCGACGCCGAGAACCCACCCGTTGAGGCGGAGCCCATGCGGCGTCATGCCCAGCTGCTCGGCGAGCTTCAACGCGTTCTGCGCGACCGTGCCGGACGAGTCACCGGCCTCCATCCGCACCAACATGCGGCAGTAGTTGCCGACGAACATCAGCCGCCAGGACTCCTTCGACCACTGCGCGGCCTGCGGAGTGCGCCACAACCAGCGCCACATCTCGGCCTCGCGGTCGGTCTTCGTTGGGAGCGGGAAGCGCGGGATCTTGCCCTTGAACCCACCCGAGGGGAGGGTGATGAGCTGCGTCCCGCGCTTCTCCGACTTCGCCGAAGTGGGGTCCTGCGGGGGGCCTGAGTTCGATCTAGCACCACCAGCTGGCATGCCCTCACCCGCCCTTCATCGACCCTTTGAACCCTCTGGACGGTTTTTTCCTCTCCCCGGCGGTCCTGAAGCCAGGGTCGGAAAGGGGGTATCCCCCACCCCCTGCGCGCCTCTGTGGCGCGTCGGGGTGGTCGAGTCGAGGGTGAGTGTCGTCTGGGTGTGTCCTGGCTCACCTGTGGGCCTTGTGGCCTGCCTTGCGCCTGTTGCATCGTTGGCACTCGGGTCCGGTATGGCGCTTGCCGTCGTCGGTGTGGCCGAGGTCCCATTGGTCGTGCTTGGTGATGGGGCGTTGGCACTCTGCGCAGGGGATGGCTTCGCCGGCGTCGAGCCTCGCTTGGTAGTGGGCTCGCCTCTTGGTGTGTGCGTGGTCGTAGCCGCGTTGGCTTGGCCTGCCTCGTTGCTGCTCGTGCTCTCGTGCGTGGGTGGGGCACCACCTGGTCTGGGTGAGCTCGGGGCAGGGGAACTGGGAGCAGACGCGCCAGGGCATGGCTCCCCTTCGAGTGGGTGCAGGTGAGGCTCGGGAGTGCGTGCCCGGCTTGCGTCCCCGCGTCCTTCGCGGGGAACCTCACCTGCGGGTGGAGTAGGCGCGTAGCGTCGCCTCGTTCTTAGGCCGCCAGTCAGGTCAGTCCTCAGCCCCGCGGGGCGTCACCCACCTTGCTGTTCGGTTGCACGTTTAGGGAACATGCCCTTGTACCAACCAGCGGTCTCCACCTGCCTGTGTGGCTACAGCCCGAGCCGTCCGTTGAGGTCGGCTGCATGCTCTTCGGTGAGCACGACGGTGACGGTAAAGCTGAGGCGGGCGCCGATCATGTTCATGTAGCTGAGCCCGTTGAGGGTCTGCTCTTCGCTGATGCCGGTGACCTCGCGTGCGAAGTCGCCGAGCGTCTTGGCGTTGTCGGCGCTGGCGGTGGTCTGGATGCTGGCGGTCACGGTGTGCTCCTTCGGTGGGGGTGGTGTGTTGCGGGCGCGCAGGTGCACCTCGGCTCGAGTACGGGGCTGCCGATTGTGGGTGTCCTTCGACGTGTGGGCGGCGTTGACGCGCCCGCAAGTGTGGGGTGAGGTGGGGCCGCTGACTCCCCCGAGTCAGCGGCCCTCGCCCTCTGCTCGTCTGTGACACGACGCTGAGCTTGCGTCCCGCGGCCTGTCCCGTCCTGCCCGGTCTCACGCGGGGGCGGGTGCACTGTCCGGATACGACGAAGCCCCGGCGATGTGGCTGCTGCCAGGGATCGTTCCGGGGCCTTCTGAAACTGTGTCGATCTTTACTAAACAGGGTGAAGACGCTCCCCTGTCAAGTCGTGACCGAAATTTCTTTCTGAGATCGTCGGATCCGGTACGGGGTGACGGGGTTCGCGAAGGTCTTCTGCCTCCACCAGAGGAGCAGGTGCTCCTCCTCGACCTCCATGCGGCGGCCCACGAACCGCACCTGCATGCCGTCGCGGCGCCACGTCCGCAACGAACGAACCGACCTATTCACGCGGCGTGCTGCTGCACGCGTTGTGAGATAGGTCGGCTGTTCGCTCATGGGATTGATTATCCCAGGTGGGAAGCTGGATCCAGGTAGCGTTGCGCCATGCGTTCAACCATCGTCATCCTCTACGTCCTCGCCGCGTTGTTGCCACTCGTCGGCTTAGTCCGCCTGTACCTTCTGGCGAGGAAGGAGGCTCAACCAGTACGCGAGAGTCGCGAAGCCGTCATGGAGAAGGTGAAGGGGGATCAGGTGGATCAGCTGGGCCTCTACGACGAGGGCTTTGTCTCGTACGCGGAGGTACAAGCCGGGATGCCGATCATCGTTGCAGCCGTTCGCAACAGGCCGCAGGCTGTGCTCGCAGATCTCTTGTTCATCGGCGTAGGTGTCGTCATGGGGGCCGTCGCTAGTGTGTGGTCGCTCTTCCTCTAGATCTCCCCTGCGTCTCGTAGGTACTGCTCGGCTTCGGTGACGCGCTGGAAGGCCTCGGCGTTGCCCCCAGTGTCGGGGTGGGTCTTGCGCTTCGCCTTGCGCAGGATCTCGACAGCCACGCGGTCGCTGTGGTTCGGAAGAGTCGCCACCTCGTAGCCGGCTGCGTGCCACAGCACGAGCCACGCCGAGCGTGTATCGAGCTTGGGTGCAGCGTCGAGGGCGAGGAAGCCGCGGTACTGCTCGCCGCCCCTGGTGACGCCGTACCGGTCGACCTTGCGGAGCGCCTCGAGGGCGAGGGCGATCGCGCGGACGTTGTCCTGCCATCCCTCGAACGTGTCGCACGGGTAGCTGAGGGCGCCGTGCTTCGAGTCGAGGGTGAGGATCACGCCGGGGTGCTCGGCCTTCGCTGTCGCTCGGGGGCGGCCGTCGAGGCGGAAATGCTGTGCTGGGATGGCGACCTGGAGGCGGACGTTCTTCCCGCCGAGCATGCGCGTCTCACGGTCGAGAAGCTCGAGCGTCTGCGTCCAGGTGGAGGCGAAGTCGGAGCGGCGGCGAGTGGCGGTGAGTGTGCCGGGCCACTCGCCGATCGGGTCGACGGTGAGCTCGTCAGGCCATGCGCTCATGAGAGGGCTCCTTCGATGAGGTTGATGGTTTCGGGGGTGAGCTTGCGGAGGCCGAGCCCGCCCTTGAACGGGATCGGTTCGGTGAGGGGGCGCGGGTTCGCGAGCACGAGATGCCACTCACCGTCCTCGTGCCAGACGGATGTGCAACACCCATTCGGGTCGTCGTGGGGACCTGGACCCTCGTCGTTGTGCACGTCGACTAGGTCGACGACGCCGATGATCGAGCCGCGCTCGTCGACTCGGTGCCGTACAGCTGACGTCTCACGCGCGAACGCGTCTCGGTACTCGTTCTGTTCCCAGACCGGATCGTCATAGTCGACAGCGGTGAGGCCGGCGTGGATGGCGACGGGCCCGCGGTAGCCGCCGGCGAGGTTCCGCGACCGGTTCTCGACGTCCTTCCCGCCGTGGATGATCGCCCACGCCCAGGGCTGACGAACCGTGAGGACGCGCATCAGCGTTCCCCGTCGACGTTGACTCCGATGATCTGAGCACCCGTGGACTCCGCGATCTGTCCGAGGTCGCGCAGCGCGTTTCCCGTGGTCCACATGGCGTCCATGGTGAGGTCCGCTGCCGTGCGCACCTCGAGAGTGGCCCCGTGTTCGTCCACGAGGGCCGCGAGGGCGGCGTTGAAGTCGTGCTCTCCGCCTGCGGGGAGTACGAGGCCCTCAAGCCACGGGAACTGCCTGTAGAGGATCGGTGAGGCTGCTCTAGCCGCCGCAGGGAGTTGGTGCGTCATCAGGCTGTCGTCGAGGACGTGGTCGAGGACTTCGTACAGCTGGCCGATTTCGCAGGCTAGGCGACCACTTGTGGCCGTGACGACGGCGAGGGTGGGGAAGGTCTTCGTGCTCATGGTGTGTCCTTTCGTTGGTGCGGTCAGGCCGCGAGGGTTGTTGTGCTGATGTCGAAGCCACCCCAGGGCGAGTACCCCGGGACGGCGCGTGTGCCTGGTGATTCGCGGTGCGTGAGCATGGGTGCGCCGCCGATCTGGAACTCGGGCGGGTACGCGTCGGTGAGCCACGCGCGCGCCTTCTTGGCCGTGCCCTTGTCCATCGCTCCCGGGCCGACGCCGCCCCCATGCGGTCGCAGCGCGTCGGGGAGGACCGGTAGGTCACGCCACCCTGGCCAGGCGTGGTCGTGCCAGTGCGCGATGACGTCGTCGCCGCTGCCGAACGCGTGCCACGAGCAGGGCTCGCAGATCGCGCGGTGAACGATCTCCCCCACGCACAGGCATCCGGCGTGCCATCCGTGGGCGCACCAGCGCAGCTCGGCGGTGAACGCGGCGAGCGCGTGGCCGTTCTCTGTCGCGTCGAGCGAGTCCATGAGATCGATGTGCCACATGCGCGACACCGCGTAGGCGTTCATGTTCCCGTGTGTGTCCGTCCACTGCTCCCACGCTTCGACCAGTTCCGCCGGCGGGAAGTAGCCGAGCGAAAACCCGTCGGGAACGCGAGTCGCGGGGACCGGCGCGGGTGCTTCGAAGTCGGCGAGGTCGAACAGGGCGAGCGAGGTCATGGCTTGGTGCTCCTCTCTGGTCTCGGTGCGGTGTGGCATTGGCAGGCGCCGCGCTTCCCGCATGGGGAGAACGGGCCGACCCAGCAGCAGTTGCGGTGGCAGGACCCCTTGAGGAGGTTCTTCGGGTGGGTGGGGCGCTCGGCGGCGCGCGACGGGCGGATCATTGGGTGCTCCTGTTGGCGATCCGCAACAGCACGTCGGCATGGCAGAGCTGGCCGAGTGGGCACCAGCAGGCGAGGTCCTTGCCTGCGAGCTCCAAGCGGATCTCGGCGACGGTGGGCCGCGTGCTGCTCTCCGCGCCCTCGTAGTCCGTCCGGCCGTCGCAGTACCTGCCCTGTTCGTCGACGGTGTTGCTGAGCCAGTTCGCGAACCACTGGATCGCTCGCTCGCGTCCGTGCTCGGCGATGCGGAACGGATTCCCCCACCTCGAACCGCGGCCGACGTACACCGCACCCTCCGGCATGCGCCAACCCTTCGTGCGCTTGCGCTGGATGCGCTTCGGCTCGCTCACGACGCTTGCTCCCCTGCTCGCCCGAACTCCTCGAACGCCGCCTGCACCTGCACCTCGAACACGAGACGCGGGTCGAACGCGGGGGCCGGGAGGTGGCAGGTCTTGCACTGCACTTTCGCGGTCCCGTCGTCCTGCCAGTCCACTTCGACGGTGTTCGTGCCGCACACGATGCACGCAGCCCGCGCTCGGCGGGGCCTGGCGTCGTGCATGCCCGCCAGGCTGCGGCCCTTCTTGACGGCGTCGACGACCTCGTCGTGAATGTCGCCCACGAGGTCGAGGTAGGCGACGGACTCGAGGTAGCGGAGCATCCACCCCGCGGCGTCGGCGACCGCCGCGTGTGCGTCCCGCGGGGTCATGACGGCACGGAGCCCACCAGCGTTCATGTCCGCCGCGAGGCGCAGATGCGAGACCTCGGGCCCGGCGACGCCCATGATGCGGATGCACTCGTCCGTGTTGCGGGCGATGACCTCGTGGATGGTGTCGGCCGCTTCGAGGTGGGCGATGGAGAACGGGAGGCGCTGCTCGTGCGACCCGTCCACGCGGATGGCTTCGAAGTCGACGGCCTGCAGGGCAGGGATGACCTCGGAGCGGAGTGTGCTGGTGACGTTCGGCGCCCACGACAGGTGATCACGGAGCCGCAGGAAGCACCACTCGCACAGCTGGCCTCGGGTGGCCTCGGACGGGCCGGACTCGTCGCCGTCCTGCCACGTGCAGCCGCGGATGCAGTCAGCCATTGCGAGCCTCCCGATTCGCTCGCTTCCGGGCGTCGCGCTGGAAGCGGACGACGGCGGCCTCGATAGTCGCCCGAGCGAGTAGTCGGGCACGGCGGCGGGCCTTGCGGCTGCCCTTGATGCGCTCAGTGAAGGCGTGCTCGTCCAGAACGATCGCCGCAGCGTCGATGGTTCGCGCGTTGGTAGCTGCGTCGGTGAAGTCGCCGAGCATCTTCGCGCGCTCCGCGGCCCTGACCTCGGCGTCGTGGACGGTCAGCCACCGGTCGAAGTCGGCAGCCGCGGCCGCCACCGTGTACATGCCGCCCGGGATGGACTTGTGCGGGGCCATGCCCCACGAGTAGCGGCGCTTCACGTCCGCCGTCGACAGCGGTGTCTTCTCCTGCTCAGGCATGACGTGCCCTCCTTGCTTCTCGTTCTTGCTTGCGCCTCGTGGCGCGGTTCGGTACGTACTTCGGGGCTTCGAGTGCGGTCGCCTGCTGCTGCAGGAACGCGCGGATCCGGCGCTCGGCCTCTTCGACGGTCAGCTCGGTGGTGTGGGCGAGCTTCTTGGCCGTCGCGCGGATCTGCGAGTCCTCCGCGACGAGGGCCGGGTCCGTGGTGAGTCCGCCCTCGATGAGGGGCAGCTCCTGGAAGTCGTCGCTCCCCTCGGGGGCGAAGTAGACGGTGTGGTCCTTCATCGGTTCCAGTTCCCTTCCTCGGGTATCTGCCATGGGAGGCCAGTGCTGGCCTTGACCAGCCGGTGCGGCCAGAGACGTTCCTCGCGGTTCCCGCGCCACGGCACGAGCTCCGCTTCCAACGGCTTCCCCCGCGCCGGCTGCAACCCAAGGCCGAACTCCGGCCACCCCAGCAGCGCGGACGAACCGCGAGGCGCGAGGTTCCTGGCGCCCTTCCCGTTGTCCGACTTCCCCGCGTGCGCCTCGATCAGCAGGGCGATGCCGCGGTCGCGGATCGTGTCCAGCGCGGTGAGCACGGGCGCCGCGTCGTCGTCGTTCGTGATCGACCCCGGCACCAACCGGTAGAGGGGGCCGATCATGACGATGTCGGGCTTGTGCCGGTCGATGTACTTGTGCAGCTTCGCGAGGTCGCGGGGCTTCGTGATGTCCCCGCGGGGGATCATCTTCGCCGCGAAGTGATGGTCGACGGAGGCGTGCGCCTGCGCATCCGGGATGCGCTCGGCGAGGTTGCGCAGGTTGCGTGTCCACTGCCGTTCGGTGTTCTCCGCGTCGATCACCAGCACCCGCTTGGGAGGCATCTGCTGGTAGTCGCGGAACGGGTGGATGCCGGCGGCGGCCGCGAACACGAACTGCCGGAGGAGGGCCGTCTTCCCGAACCCCTCCACACCCGTCAGCATGAGCCGGTCCTGGCGTTCGATGAGGCCCGAGATGAGCCAGTCGTGCTCCACCGGCATCGCGATGAGCTCGTTGAAGCCCAGCAGCTTTCCCTCGTCGACGACCTGCTTCTGCTCGACCGCCTCGAGGCCTTCCTTCGCGGCCCTGATCGCCTCCCCCGGGTCGCCCTCCGCGTCGTCCCGCAGCTTCACGGCGACGGCGAGGAGATCCCGAGCGGACGCCTCACGCGCCACCTGCTCCGCGTAGAAGCCCACGTTGGAGCCCGTGAACACTTCCGACGTCCACGCGTGCAGCTCGTGCGCCTCGATGCCGCGGATCCCCCACTCCTGCAGCTGCAGACCGACCGTCATCGCGTCGATGCCCTGACCGCGCTCCCGCATGGTCAGCATCCGCGAGTAGATCTCGCCGAGGCGCACGTCCCCGAAGTCGCTCGCCTCTACGGCCTTCATCGCCTCCGGGAAGTACTGCTCCTCGAGGAGGAGTGCAGCGATGACCGACTGCTCGACGGTGATCATCGTGCCCAGTCCATGTCGTCGACGTAGCCACGCTGCGGAGCAGACTCCGCTCGCTGCGGCAGCGGCTCGTCATCCCAGCGGCCCTTGTTGAGCCACGACGACGGATGCGGGATGTACTGCTTCTCGGGGAGGTTCGGGTCGGCGGCGAAGCGGGCCGCGCCCTCCACGATGTACTGAGCCGGTGTCGAGCGCGCTGCCTTCGCGAACGCCTTGCGCGCATCGACCTTCCCGACCTTGCGCGGGTAGACCTCGTAGAACTTCTCGAAGAGCTCTTCTGTCCGGTCGCTCTCCCCCGGGTTCTTCTTAACGGGTTCTTCTTCTATAAGAGGAGTGGCTTGCAGGCTGTGGCCGGTCGCTACGTCTCCGGTGGCCGGTCGCTTCGGAACCGACCGGACACCCATGGCCGGTCCCTCCTGCGTTTTCCCGTTCGGGTGGAGCGTGTAGCCGTCGGGCAGTCCGTTGCCCTTTCCTCGCGAGTTCGCTCGGCGAGCGACCCGCTGGATGAGGCCACGCTCCTCGAGCTCGGCGAGCCATCGGCGCACCGACCGCTCCGACACCTCGAGCTCGCGGGCGAGGGTCGCCTGCGATGGGTGGATACCTCCGGGGCCCGATCGTGATGCGAGTGCCATGAACACGGACACCGCGCCGCGCGAAATGCTCGGGTCCCGGATGATCCAGTTCGGCACAGCCGCGAAACCCTCAGTCATTGGAGCTCACCGCCAGCACGAGCAGTCCGTCTTCCCATCGAGCGAGGCCTTTGGCCAGCATCTCGCCGATGATGTTGAGCAGCTGGCCCTCCGGGAGGCCAGTGGCCAGCGACAGGAGCGTGAGACGCCCCGCTTCCCATGTGCCGTTGCTGCAGCTGGCGATCGCGACCAGCACCAGCTTCGTCAGCGGATCTTCGGTCTGCTTCCACGCCCAGGTGGTGGCTTCCGTCGAGGTCATGCGAGCACCCCCGCCCCATCGATGAGCGCGATCTGGCTCTCGGACATCGCGAGGTAGTTCGTCATGCCGCGGTCTTCGAGGCAGGTAGCTGCGGAGCACCAGCCGATGCGGGCCAGCGTCGGCTCCTCTGTGCCGATGAGCAAGACGAGTCCGCGGACGGTGACGTGGCCGTCGCCGCAGACGACGCAGTCTCCCCACCCCCAGACCGGGTTCGTTGTGATCGGGATGGCGTTCATGCGGCCAACCTCCATTCGTCGTATTGCGGCCCGTAGATGTCACGCATCGTTGCGAGGGCCTGCTGTTCAGTGATGTGCATGCGGGCGCCCATGATGAGGACGCACCAGATGCGCTCGACGGCGTAGTAGACGGGCACGTCGCCCACGAGGTTCATGCCCTCGCGTTTGCCCTTCTCCTGCAGCCAGCGGGGCACCTTCCACCCGTTGAGGAGCGCCCCCGTCTGCAGGAACCCCTCGAAGGCTTCGTTGCAGATCAGGCACGCGGTGAGGAGTTCCGTGGTCGTGGGGCGGAGCTTCGTGCCGCCCATCCCGACCGCGGCCCGGTGCTGCACGGTGAGCAGCTGCTCTCCCCCACACCTCACGCACCGGAACACGTCCCGCGTGTAGACGGCCTGCCGGTCGGCCGCGGTCGGGTCGGCCATCAGATGACCTGACTCGGCGGGGTCGCGGCGTAGCGGGCCTCGAGGTCGTCGAGCACGAGGCGGCCTTCGAGCTCGCGGATGTAGTCGGTCTGCTCCGCGCACTCCTGCTCGAGGCGAACCGCGGTGTTGCGGGCCCGGTCGCGTTCCCCGCGGAGCTGCTTGTTCGCGTTCACGAGGTTCGCGACGCGGCGAGTGCGGGCGCTCACGACTTCTCCGCCGGCGGGAAGATGCGGTGGCCCGCCGTGATGCGCTCGGCCTTGGGGTCCCAGCTGCCGCGAGTGTCGGTGGCGAACAGCAACACCCCGTTCGCCTTGCGGACGAAGGCACGATGATCCTGGCCCTCGATCGTCAGCTCCCAGAGTTCACCGAGCTGCGCGTCCACCCACGGCTTGGGTTCCGGATGGGCGCCGAAGTAGGCACGAGCCGCTTCTACGTGAGGCCAGCGTGAGGGACCACCCAAATCCTCCTCTCGTACGTAGCCCTTAGTCATGCCATCCGACTCCCGCAGGACCACGGACTTCACGCCAGGGCCGAACATGCGCTCGAACACTGCGTCCACCGGACCGGGGTAGACGACGTAATCCGGGTTCTCCGGCCACCGCCACCGCCCCAGCTGCTCGTCGCACTCCCGCAGGAAGTGGTCACGCAGGGCCGCGATGTCTCCCTCGTAGATGAAGTCCCCGCTCGGAAGGCCGCGCAGCGTGCCATCGTCCTCGATGCGGAGCGTCTGCTCCTGTGTTTCGTTTGCCATCTCAGTGGCCTCTCCCGGAGCCCGAAGCCCCGTACATCTGCATGACTGATTTCAGAACCGACTGGTATGCCGACAACCGGTCCTCCGCCGCCTTCAAGCGGCGCTTCGTCTTCTTGAAGCCCAAGGTCGCGACCTGGGCGGCCGTGCGGAGATCAGCAGTCGCGATCTCCGCACGGATGCGACGCTCAGTCGGCAAACCCTCAGCGTTGAGCCAGGCCAGGTCGTACGCCTGCCGAGCGGCTTCGGTGGCCTCCTCCGAGGCCTCCTCCCACTGCGACACCACGTCCGCGCCCGTCTCGATCTCCGCCGCGAGACGGAGGATGTGCGCCTCGACCTCGACTGGGTTCACCGGCTCGGTCATCAGCTGAAGCCCTCAGGCATCTGCGCCCACTCGGCGAGCTCTTCCTTCGTCGGTTGCCCCGGGTCGCCCGTGAACGGCTCCTCCCCCTGATCGGGAGCGATGAGCGCCATCGGCGCGTCCGCATCCTGGAGCGGCTCCGCGCCCGCCTCCGGGGCTGAATCGGTCGGGGTGGCATCCTCGGACGGTGCGGGCGTCTCAGGCTCCTCAGTGGGCTCCTGCGCCTCCCGTTCGGCCTGCTCCTTGAGCGCCTGCGCCGGCTTCTTCCGCTGGATCGTCGCCCGCTTCGGCTTCGGCTTCTCCGCCTCGGCCGCCGACTCGGGCACGACCGACCCGTCCTCGAGCTCCTCCGCCGCATAGAGGCCCATGAGCATGTCCGAAGCGATCAGCCGCACGAGCTCCGACGTCGCCCTGGCGAGGAGCATCGCCTTCGGCTGCTTCTTCCAGTTGTCCTTGCTCGTGAGCTGCAGGTTCCGAGCACGGTCCAGGTCCCACTCGGACTGCTGCACCCGGTCGTCGCCCTTGCGTCGACCAGCGACGATCGCGCGCTGCGTCGTCGACTCCTCGACCCAGATCTCATGACCGGCCGCCTGCGCCAGGCCTCGGAGCGTGTTCGCCCGGAAGGCGGGTGTGCCCTGGATGACGTCGATCGCTCGCAGAGCGGCCATCGGATCCTTGATGCCGACCCCCCGGGCGGCCATGATCGCGGCCGTCGCGTTGCCCGGGTTCCGCTGGTACTGCTGCGGCACGAACGGGGTCTGCACGAGCGAGCAAGCGAACGCGTAGACGATGTGCATGTTGCGGCTGAACTCGAGGAGGTCGTTCGACGCGTACTCGACCTGCTCGAGGTACTTGACCTCGGTCGGTGCGACGGACTCCTGAGCTTCGAGTTCCGTGTTGGTGGTGTCGGTCATTGGCCGATCCCTTCTGTGAATGTGGTGCGGGGCGTCTCGATACCGAGCGCCTTGTTGGCGTTGACCTTCGCGTCGACGGAGTTCCACAGCGCGCGGCCAGCGGTGACGTAGACGCCACGGATGCGGCGCCGGAGGGCGTTGATCTGGAAGCCCTGCCAGACGATCGCGGCGGCCAGGACGAGCACGAGGAAGCCGAGCGGGGTCATGCCGCGACCCTCGGGCGCAGCGGCGCGCTCTTCCACGTCTCCGCCACTTCCTTGTCGGAGATCGACCGAGCAACCCCGGCCGCGTGAGCGAACGCCGCCCACGTGTCGTCCGAGCACTCCATGTCGTAGACCTCGTACCCGTCCGAGCGGATCCACACCGCCCACGTGTCCGTGATCCCCAGCTCGGAGATCAGCTGCTCGCGCTTCTCCGCGTCCAGGTAGTGGGTGGCCTTCGCGTACGCCGTCAGCTGCAGCGCCGTCTCCGGGTAGATGCCCGTGCGGTTCGTCTTCCAGTCCGCGAGGATCACCCGCCCCGGGAACAGCTTCGAGCGGAGCAGCAGGTCGAACGTGCCCCCGTACAAGGCGCGGTCGTGGAAGACCGACGTCTCCGTGAGGATCACCTCGACCTCGAACTCGTCGAGGAACTTCACCGCCGACTCGACATGCCCGCGGATCTCCGTCGGCACCTCCACCTCCTCGCCGTGCGCGATCCGCTCGGCCAGGTCGTGCACCTCCGTACCTCGCGCCTTCGCCTCGTCGGAGATCGCGTACCTCGACTTGCGGAGCGTCTCGTTGCGCTTCGAGAGGGGAAGCTCGGCGAGCTCGTCCCAGTGGTCCGTCGCGTAGTCCGAGGTGGCGTTCGCCGCCCAGTACACGAGGGCCGGCTTCGGGATGCCGTTCGACAGGATCGTCGTGACGCCGTCGAGCTTCACCTCGGAGCCGTCAGCCTGGCGGAGGTAGTAGGCGTGGTTCTTGCCGTACTTGCGCTTGCGGAAGCGGCTCGTCGACGTGGGCTTGGGCTTGGGTGCTGTCTTCGTCGCCATGGTCTACGCCGCCTTCGGGCCGTCGTCCTCGGGAGTGTCCGAGAAGTCAGGCGTGAGGGGCGGGAAGTCGGAGACGGTGGCTGCGGGGGCCTCGTCGATGTCCAGTTCGACGTCGTCCGTGTCCTCGTCGGTGCCGTCGAAGTCGAGCTGCGCGTCACCCGTTCGTGCCGACGTGAGCCGGTTCAGGGTCTGCACGAGGTGCTTCCGGTCGTCGCCCTCCGCCACCTCGATGCGAGTGATGCGAGCGATCGCGGACGGCTCACCCGTCACGTCGTCGTGCGCCCACTTCTTGCGCTGGATCTCGACGACAGCGATCGTCGTCTCGGTCGGCCCGCCCTGCTCGAGGAACGTGTCGTAGTGCTCCTCGAGGCCGTTCGTCTCGTTGCCGGGGAGTCGGCCGGAGAGCTGGAAGTTGCTGGTCATGGGGTTTCTCCTTGGGTCGAGACCAGTCGCTTGTGCGCCTGGTCGAACTTGCGGTGGCACGACGTGCACCGCGGGTCGTAGTTGCTGATGTCGAGCGAGTAGGCGACCGTGAACCGGCCTCGTGTCCGCCCGGAGATTTCGGCCGTCAGTTCGTCGGGGTCGGCGTTGTTGTAGGACCACTCGCGGGCGGGCCCACCGCAGTCGACGCAGTCGTGTTCCGACGCGCGCCCGAGGGTTCGCGTGAGCCGCTTGTGGATGGCCGCGAAGGTCGGGTGCTCGCCGTCGAGGGGCCTGCCCCGCCGAGGCTCGATGTGAAGGGGGTCGCCGTGCTTCTGGAAGCGAGTCAGGTGCATGGTGCAGAAGCCGTGAGCGTGAGCGGGCCGGCCGCAGTCGCCCACGCTGCAATGCGCCTTCCGCATGTAGTCGACGCCGGGACGTTTCACGACCATCGGGTCGCCGTGCTTCCGCCACCGAGCCCAGTGCTTCTGGCACAGGCCGCGCCCGCGGGACGGGTTTTCGCAGTCGTTCATCCGGCAAGGCGCGCGGTTCACGGGTCTACCCGTTCCCCGACAGCCGAGACACGGACCCGCACGCCAGGCACTTCGCCAGGCAGCACGTAGCGCTTCCGCTCCGCCGACTCGACGATCTGCGAGTCGTCGTAGTAGACGCCGGCCTTGGTCATCGCATCGTTCGTGCTTCTCAGCGTCTTATCGAGATCAGGCGCCGTGGTTGGGAGCGCCCGCTTGACGGTCTTCCCGCGCGGCATTCGAAAAATCATCTGGACGATGACGGGGACGTGCTGCCCGTACCCTCCCTCGGGTGGGAGCGCGGCTCGAGCGGCCTTCTCGACCGCGTCCCGCCACGCCTTGAGGCTCTTCGGGTTCTTGTCGATCACGCGGGCCTTGCCGCCCACGGTCACGGCGGTCTTCGATCCCTGCGCGCTTGGGAGGCCGTCGACCTCGAACTCGATCACAGCGCCACCCACACGTAGTTCGAGGGGTCGATGCGTCCGAACGCCATACGGATCGCGGTCTTGAGGACGAGCTTCCACGGGGTGTTGCGGTACTCGAACCGCCACGACGGGGCGTCGTCGGTGGAGTGGGTGGCGTCGATGCACCATCCCGACTCGACTTGGTGAACGCGGTAGCGCCAGACGGGCAGCTTCGAAGGCTTCGGGGCCCTCGTACGGGGTGTTTTTGGGTACGACAATTGATGCCCCCTTCCAGAGGGGTGAGATGGGGGAACGGCTCAGAGAGGCCGAGAGGTGAGGATCAGATACACGGGGCCGTGAGACTGGCAGCCGGTGCACAGAGCGACGATCGAGCTAGAGGTCGAGACGAGAGAGTGGGCACTGCAGGCGGGCTTCCACGGGCGCAAGCACCCGGGCTTCCGGCAACCCACGAGCCGAGTGGCGGGGTTCGCGCAGCTTCGCGCGTCACAGACGATGGGGGTGGACTTGAAGTCGAGGGCGTCGAGCACCTCAGCCGGGTCAGCCATGGCGAGCCTCGAGGTCGTCATCCAACAGCTGCTGATCTCGGAAGCGGTCCGTCTCCTCGTCGATGTACCCGAACGGATCCAGGTCACGGTCGTACGGATTCACGTCGAGCTCCTCGTCATCCGCCGGGCCGTAGTCCATGACGAGCGACAGCCGCTGCAGGATCTCCGAGTAGAGCCAGACGATGAGGAACGCGAGGGCGACCATCGCCCACGACTGGAGGGGCGTGAGGGGGATCATGCGCGGGCCTCGTATCGAATGAGGCCGAGCGCCGCGTCGACGCCGTCGCGGTCGATGCGGTCCTGCAGCGTCTCCGGGCGGGACCAGTCGCGGGGGGTCACGACGCCACCTGCTGCGCGTCGAGCCATGCGGTGATGTCGCTCGGCTTGTAGCGGACGAGGCGACCGACCTTCGTGGCCTTCGGGCCTCGGTGGCCGTTGTCCTTGGCGTCGAGGTACTTCCAATTGCGGAGCGTGGACTCCTCGACGCCGAGCTGCGCAGCGACCGCCTCGGTGTTGAGGAAGGCCTCCATCGGGGCCGGCGCCGTGCCGGGGGCGGCCTCGGTCGCCCTCATGATGCGACCGCCTTCATGGTCGAAGCCGCGACGGCCTCTGGGACGGCGAGGAGGCCGGGGATGTCGAGACCGAAGACGGCTGCGATCTTGCCGAGGTCTTCGAGGTCGAAGTTGACGGTGTGGCTCATTCGGCGTCCGATCCAGAAGGGGGACTTTCCGAGCTGAGCGGCGAGCCAGGACTGGTTCTTGTCGTGTGCCGCGAGCAGGAGGCGGATGGCCTGGGCTGCAGCGTCGTTGCCTGTTTGCATACGCCAACCATTGCATACGCAAACCGCATCTCGCAAGCTAGTTTTGCACTTGACTAGCGACTAGCGCATATGCCAAGCTCATGGTCGTGACCCGATACAACGACCTGACGCCCTTCTCCATCGCGTTCGCCGCAGCCTTCCGAGGCTTCATGGCAGAGAACAACGTGACCGGAAAGCAGATCGCGTCCAAGCTCGGCCGCAACACGGGCTACGTCTCCGAGCGCATCAACGGAAAGCGCGCCCTCGACACCGAAGACGTCGACGCCCTCGCGATGCTCGCCGGCGGAAGCCTCGACGGAGGCGAGCTGCTCCTCGAGCTCGCTCGCCGCGCCGGAGACTCCATCGCCCGCCCCGACAACGTCTCGCAGTTCCCGACGCAGCCAGGCGCGAACGACATGACCGAGGAACAGGAGCTCAAGTACGCGGCGGACGAGTCGCCGGTCGAAGACGAGATCTTCGACTAGCTCGAGTGTCGGTGGGTCGGTGCAGACTCGCCACGCACCATCTCCCACCTTCCCCGCTAGGAGACAGCATGTATGACCCCTACGAGCACGCCCGCGAACTGGGGCTGAGGATCGAAGAGGGCCGCATCCGGACCGCCAACGCGCTCCTGATCCCCGAGAAGCACCTGATCCTCGTCCGCCCGAAGCTCCCCGCCGTGCACCGTCGCGCGACGATCGCGCACGAGATTGTCCACTTCGAGAAGATGGATGTCGGCCGCGCCGCGTGGCAGGAGGAGCGCGCCGACCGCATCGCCGCGCAGCGCCTCATCCAGCCCGCCGACCTCCTCCGCGCCGAGCGCATGTACGAGCACCCCGAGCTCATCGCGCGCGAGGTCGGAGTGCCCACGAAGTACCTGCGCGCCTGGCTCAAGGCGGCGTAGGCATGGCGACGATCGCGAAGTACGAGACCGACGCTGGCCTCCGCTACCGGGTGCGATACCGGAAGCCGGACGGCAAGCAGACCGACAAGCGCGGGTTCCGCACGAAGAAGGAAGCCGAGGCGTTCGCGAACACCGTCGAGGTGTCGAAGCTGCGCGGAGAGTTCGTTACCGAGGCTGCAGGACGGGTCACTGTCGGCGAGCTCTGGCCGCGGTGGATCGCGACGAAGCAGGGCATGAAGGAGTCGTACAAGCGCACCCTCAACGTCGCCTACTCGACGCACGTCGAAGCGAAGTGGGGTGCTGTCCCGGTCGGCAAGGTGAAGCGCTCCGAGGTGCGCGAGTGGGTGCACGGCATGGCGAAGTCGGCCAGCGTCTCGCGCCGCGCACACGGCATCCTCGCCGGAATCCTGGACCTCGCCGTCGACGACAAGGCGGTGCACGCGAACGTCGCTCGAGGCATCCCACTGCCGCGCAAGGTCCGCCAGAAGCACGCCTACCTCACCGTTCCGCAGCTGGCGACCCTCGCCTCCCACGCGAAGGCCAACGCCGGCATGGTGTGGTTCCTCGGCACAACGGGCCTGCGCTGGGGTGAGGCGGTCGCGCTGCGCGGCAAGCACGTCGACCGTGAGCGGCGTCGCATCCGCGTGGAGGTGTCGGCGACGATGGTCGGGTCGACGCTCGTCCCAGACACCCCGAAGGGCGGCGTCGCCCGCGACGTGCCCGTGACGAAGTTCGCGCTCGAGCGCATCCCCAAGGCGCTCCCCGAGGCGGTCCTGCTGCCGGTGCCGAGCACCGGCCGCATGCGCACGTACTCCCCCGGCTCCGAGTCATGGTTCTCCGGCGCGCTCAGCCGAGCCCAGGCGGAGGATCCGAAGATTCCCGACCTCGTCATCCACGACCTGCGGCACACCGCGGCGTCCATCGCGATCTCGTCAGGCGCGAACGTGAAGGCCGTGCAGCGGATGCTCGGGCACACCTCGGCGGCGATGACCCTCGACGTCTACAGCGACCTGTTCGAGGCGGATCTCGACGCGGTGGCGGATGCGATCGAGGCGAAGCTCGCCGCAGAGTGTGGGCAGAATGTGGGCACTGGGGCTGCGTCCTAG